CCTAATAAGGCTATTTTTTGTTTTGGCCGCTGCCACAAACTTCATCTTTCTTTTTCGACCCTCTTGATTGCATAATTATACTAATAGACCCCTGCTCCTTTTTTAAAGCAGGGGTTTATCAGTGCCCTTGTAAATTCAGGGTTTAGAACTGTTCCGGGTTGTTGTTCCAAGATGTGTTCCGTTCCAGCAAATTATCAAGTAGCAACAGGATGAAAGGAATAAAAATGCTATGGGGAGTCCTATGCGAGAGAAACAGATAGAACAAAAACTGGTCAAGGCAGTCCGTGGCATGGATGGTTTAGCGCTGAAGTTTGTGTCACCAGGCTTTGATGGAGTGCCTGACCGTTTAATATTATTGCCTAATGGACTAATGGCCTTTGCAGAAATTAAATCGATGGGGTGCAAATTACGGCCTTTGCAGGTAAGAAGAAAAAGACAACTGGAAGCGTTAGGGTTTTCGGTGTACGTCATTGACGGTGTGGAGCAGATTGGAGGGATGCTGGATGAGATACGAGCCACATGAATACCAGGAATACGCAACCCGTTTTATATTTGAGCATCCAATAGCGGCAATCTTGCTTGAAATGGGACTTGGCAAGAGTGTCATCACGCTGACAGCCATTTTCGACCTTACCTTGGATAGTTTCGAGATTCGCAAGGTTCTGGTCATTGCTCCGCTTAGGGTGGCGCGGGATACATGGCCCACGGAAATTGAAAAATGGGATCACTTAAACGGGCTTACCTGCTCGGTGGCTATCGGTAGCGAAGCCCAGCGGAAAGCGGCACTTAGGAAAAGAGCTCAAGTCTACATCATCAACCGGGAAAACGTGGACTGGCTGGTTAACAAGAGCGGCCTTCCCTTCGACTATGACATGGTGGTAATCGATGAGTTGAGTTCTTTCAAGGATAACGGCTCCAAACGATTCAAGGCCCTGCGCAAGGTTCGGCCCGGTGTCAGGAGGATAGTCGGTCTTACTGGAACGCCTTCATCCAATGGATTGATGGATCTGTGGTCTGAAATCGGCATCCTTGATATGGGGCAGCGCCTTGGCAGATATATAACCCGCTTCCGCAACGATTATTTCCTGCCGGACAAGCGCAATCAGCAGATGGTGTTTTCATATAAGCCGCGGCCTGGTGCCGAGGAAGCCATCTACCGGCTGATATCCGACATCACGATCAGCATGAAAAACACCGACTATTTGAAGCTGCCGGAACTGGTGATGAACGAGATCCCGGTCAGGCTGTCAGAAAATGAAATGGCTTGCTACCAGACAATGAAGCGCGAGTTGGTACTGTCTCTTAAAGACCGGGAGATTGATGCTGTCAATGCCGCCGCACTGTCAGGTAAACTTCTGCAGATGGTCAACGGGGCGGTCTATGATGAGAACGGCGGTGTAGCGCACTTACACGACCGCAAGCTGGATGCCCTGGAGGATGTTATAGAAGCGGCAAACGGCAAGCCGGTTCTGGTGGCTTATTGGTTCAAGCATGACCTGGAGCGGATACTTAATCGCTTCCCCGCTGAAAAGCTGGACAGCACTGCTTCCATCAGGCGCTGGAATGACGGAGAAATACCACTGGCCGTGATTCACCCGGCATCGGCCGGGCATGGGCTCAACCTTCAGGCGGGCGGCTCCACCCTGGTATGGTTTGGGCTTACCTGGAGCCTTGAGCTCTACCAGCAGACCAACGCCCGGCTCTGGCGGCAAGGCCAAAAGGACACGGTGGTTATCCACCACATCATCACCAAGGGTACCATTGATGAGGATGTGATGCGTGCCCTGGAAAGAAAGGACAAGACCCAGACCGCCCTAATTAACGCGGTCAAAGCAAATTTGAAGGAGGCGGTCACATGATTGCGCTGAAATATATCAACAAAAACGCGGCGACGATTGCCGCCATCCGCGACTATAACAACATGCGGTTTATCATCAACAACACTCCAGAGGAAATAAAGGATGTGTACGAAAAGATGAGTGCCCCTAGAACCCCCAAGCTATCCAGGATGCCGTCTGCAAGGAATCCGCAGGCCGGAGCCGACAAACTGGCGGCGCAGATTGACAAGCTAGACATTTTGCGGGAGCGCTACAGCCAGGCCATTGAGTACATGGCTTGGTTCGAGCCTGCCTGGTCGAGCCTGACCGATACTGAGCAGCACATCCTATCTGAATTCTACATGGGCGACAACCAGAAGTCCGGCGCAACCTACCGCCTGGATGAGTGAACTCAGCTACAGCGAAAGCCATATCGAGCGGCTGCGGAGCAACGCGCTGAACCACCTGCGCAGTATGCTGTTCGGTTAAAGATGAGGGAATTATGGGGGAGTGTTTGATCCAGGACCATGTATAATTGTAATATCGGAAGCTGTATCAAGAGCCTTTGCAGGGTCATGTCTGCGGGGGCTTTTTGTATGCCTATAACGAGGTGAATCCCAATGCCCATGAAACCCAAACGGCCCTGCAGCTATCCCGGCTGTCCCAAACTGACAGACGGCAGGTTCTGCGAGGAGCACGCCAAGGAAGAAGCAAAACGATACGAACACTATCAGCGGAACCCAGCCGTGAAGAAACATTACGGCAGGAGTTGGAAGCGTATTCGTGATAGATACATAGCGGCGCACCCCTTTTGCGAGCAATGTCAGAAGGACGGACGGATCACACCTGCTGAGGAAGTACACCACATCAAGCCGCTATCCCAAGGAGGCACCAACGATGTGGACAACCTCATGAGTTTGTGTACATCCTGCCACTCGGAGATCACTGCCCGCGAAGGCGGTCGTTGGAAAAGGCTGGGGAGTTATCCCCAGCCTTAACGCTCAAATTCATTCGGTAAAATAAAGCGATCTAAAGTAGGTACTCAAGCGTTCAGCTTCGGTCTTTGATAGATCAGCTGGTATTTTAAAGTCTACCGTGAAGTCTGAGCGAAGCGGATAACTAACATCAATCGAAGCTGTTGACAGTGTGGCTCTCGCTGAAACAGGACTCCCAGTAGCAAGAGCTTTAATCTCCTCTACATGGTGCGACAGATTAGCAGTCGTCCTATGGACTTTAAGCGATGAGCGTAACTCCTTTGAAAGTACTTTTCGCGAAGTGTCCGAAAGCCATTTAACCCGCCTTTGATGGGAATATCCATCGGGGTCCACGGAACTATCGAACTGGTAATCGCTTGTTATCTCGGCGAAATAGATGTCCTCACCGTTGGCAACAAGGACGATGTCACCCACGTTCATTTGGTTGACGAAAATGTCGATAGTAGCATAAGCATTGCCAAGTTCCAATCCGCCTAGATTATACGGAGGACCAGCAAGAAGCTTCTTCAAATCCTCGCGGGAAAGTCCAGTAAGGTCTCCAATGTTCGGCCAACCGATGGCGATGATGTTTTGAGCGCGGAACTCGTTGATTCTATTCGTTCCGTGGGGTATTGGGCGTACGAGCCAAGTGTTCATAACTTGTGACCTCCTTTAATAATGTTATCTTTTTGTTATCTACCTGTTTTCTACATCATAACAAACACTAATTAAAATTGCAAGTAGTTTTCTAGTTGATATCAATTTTTTTACCCCAGGGGGATCAAGATCTCTACTGCCCTGCCCCGGAGAACGGGCGGCCCCCTTCGCGCGGAAAAATCACGGTTCAAACGGGGGATTAAGCCCTGCTACAGCAAGGAGGTGAAGGCTTGTGGCAAAAGACGGAACCAACAGGGGCGGCCGCCGGGTCCGCGCCGGCGACAAGCCGCAGCCCCTGGCTGACAAAATCACAGCCGGAAAGGCCGCAAAGATTTTAGAAGCCCCGGAACTGCATCCCGAGTCGATGCTCGAAGCGGGCGACCTTGACGATGCGGCAGATTTATACGGAGAAGATATGCCCACGCCCAGCGATTACCTCAGCGCGAGACAAAAAGACGGTAAGCCCTTGGGGGCTGACGTTCTGTTCAAAGAAACATGGAAATGGCTCAAGGACCGTGGGTGTGAGAAATTCGTAAACCCGCGGCTAATTGAAGCCTATGCCCAGGCATTCACGCGCTACATCCAGTGCGAGGAAGCTATCAGCACCTATGGGCTTTTAGGGAAGCACCCGACCACGGGCGGCGCGATGGCCAGCCCATTTGTACAGATGAGCCAATCCTTTCAGAAACAAGCGAACCTCATCTGGTATGAGATTTTTGACATTGTTAAGCAGAACTGCACCACGGCTTTTGTCGGCAATCCAAAGGACGACATTATGGAAGCCCTGCTGTCAGGTAGGAAAGGACGGTAGGAATAGATGAACACAACCGAGCGTTTTGAAAAAGTTAATATCGACCGGTTAGTACCGTATGCCCGCAATGCTCGTACCCATAGCAAGGAACAGATACTCCAGCTTAGAGCATCCTTGCGGGAATTCGGCTTCGTCAACCCGGTCATAGTGGATAAAGACCTTAATGTCATCGCCGGGCATGGCCGCATCCTGGCTGCCAAAGAGGAAGGCATAACCGAGGTTCCCTGCGTATTCGCTGAACACCTTACGGAAGCCCAGAAGCGAGCCTACATTATAGCCGATAACCGCCTCGCCCTGAATGCTGGCTGGGACGCTGAAATGCTCTCGGTTGAAATTGCCGATTTGCAGGCTGCCGATTTTGACGTGTCGCTCCTCGGCTTCGACGACGCGGAACTGAACAAGCTGATGGGCGGTGCCGAGGACGTTAAGGACGACGACTTCGATGTGGAAGGCGAACTCGCCAAGCCTGCTGTCACAAAACCTGGAGACCTGTGGCTTTTGGGGCAGCACCGCGTTCTCTGCGGCGACAGTACGAAAGCGGAGACCTTTTCCCTGCTTATGGACGGCAAACTTGCCAACCTGGTGGTGACAGACCCTCCGTACAACGTCAACTATGAGGGTACGGCGGGAAAAATTAAAAACGACAATATGGCGGACCAAAAGTTCTACCAGTTCCTGCTGGAAGCTTTCACCCTGACCGAAAGAGCGATGGCTAAAGACGCAAGTATCTATGTGTTCCACGCCGATACCGAGGGATTAAATTTCCGAAAAGCCTTTTTTAAAGCGGGATTCTATCTTTCGGGAACATGTATCTGGAAAAAGCAGTCGCTGGTATTGGGACGTTCACCTTACCAGTGGCAGCACGAGCCGATCCTGTTTGGCTGGAAGAAAGCGGGCAAACACGCCTGGTACTCCGATCGCAAGCAGTCTACCATCTGGGAGTTCGATAAACCCAGGAAAAATACTGATCACCCGACCATGAAGCCCGTACCTCTGGTAGCTTACCCGATACTCAACTCCAGCATGACGGGCTGTATTGTTCTTGATCCCTTCGGCGGTTCGGGCAGCACCCTGATCGCCTGTGAGCAGACCGGCCGGATTTGCCACACCGTGGAACTGGATGAGAAGTTCTGTGATGTTATCGTGAATAGGTATATCGAATTTAAAGGTTCTGACGCTGATGTTTTCCTTTTGCGCGGCGGCCAGAAAATTACCTTTGAAAGCGCACAAAAACTGGTGTAAAGGCTTGCTATTCCACAGCTTAAGAGTGATGTATATGACTACCAAAACAGAAAGGTGGTCGATCCCATGGAATTTAAGTTTAACGTTACCGGCGCTAGGCGCAAAGAACTAGTTCAGGCGATCAGCGAAATCCTGAATACCGCACCGGAATACAAAGGCGCACCGACCTTTGCTTATGTAATAGGCGGGTTTACTGTCAATAAAGAAGGCACCCTCAGCACCAGTGAAATCAACAGCGACGAAGAGCTTGAGCAATTATTAAACGAGCTTGACCGACGTGGGTTTCACTTTGATGCACCTGACCAGCTGGTTATTGAGATGCCCAAAGAAGGTTTTACCGAAGCCGCCATTGCCAATCTGGAGCGACTGGTTAAGAGCAAGGAAACTCTTATCAAGAAAGCCCTGGGCACAGACCGGCTGCCGATTGAGCAGACCGAGGACCGGCTGCGCTTCCCCTGGTTCTCTGGCAGCCTTACAGCGGAAGAAGTCAACGCCTATGCCCGTTTCATCGGGGCGCTTTGCGCAATGGCCAAGAACCAGCAGCGGGTAACGGCCACCGAAAAGGCTTATGACAATGAGAAGTACGCCTTTCGCTGCTTCCTGCTGCGCCTGGGCTTTATCGGGCCGGAATACAAAGAGAAGCGTAAAGTCTTGCTCTCCAGGTTGACCGGCAGCGCCGCTTTCAAAAACGGTCAGCGCAATTCTTAAGGAGGCGACTGAAGCATGAAGCAGGTTCATCCTGAAATGTTAAAGGCGTTCAGGTCATATTATCCTCCGGGGACACGGGTGGAACTGGTGCGTATGGATGACCCGTACACCAGGCTGAAACCCGGCGACCGGGGAACCGTATCCTTTATCGACGATACCGGCACCGTATTTGTTGACTGGGACTCAGGCAGCAGGCTGGGGGTAGTATTTGGCGAGGATGAGATAAGAAAACTCGATAAATAACCAGTTCCAACCCCGATTTCAAGGCAATATTTATGTGGATTTCAGCGGTTTATTTTGCTTAAAATCCCTTGCTATATAAGGGCACTGATAAACCCCTGCTTTAAAAAAGGAGCAGGGGTCTATTAGTATAATTATGCAATCAAGAGGGTCGAAAAAGAAAGATGAAGTTTGTGGCAGCGGCCAAAACAAAAAATAGCCTTATTAGGC